CAAGTTTATCAGTAATGGCTCGAGTTACTTCATTGTCTGGGCCACCAATAACTTTACCATTATGTTTATCAATCTTAAGAGTATAGATCTGACCTTTACGGCCTTCTTTATTCAATATACTTACATTATAACCTTCACGGAAACCATCTTCACTACTGATACTCTCTCGCTTCGACATCTCCGACTTTATTGTCTGAGTCTTCTTCCCCTTACCAAGAGGATTCAAGAAATTCAAGGTATTGCCAAACTTCTCCAATACACCCTTGAAGAGATTCTTCTTGTCTTTCTTAATTTTAGTTTCTTCCTTCTTCTTCTCCTTTTTCTTCTTCTTGAATCTACCCTTAATAAAGTCTAAACCACCCTTAAATAAATTCTTACCCGCAGTAACAGCACCACCAAACAGAGCTACATTAGCTATAGCGGGTACTGCAAGGGCAGCAACACCAGCAAGAGCAACACCCTTTATCATTGTCTTAAAGAAACCTCCACCACCTTTACCTGCCTTAGCCTTTGATAATTTATCAATAAATTTACCCGCTAGTTCACTTGCTTTACTAATAAAGTCTACTGTCTTTCCTAATGAACCCTTCATTCCATCAAGACTAGACCCAAAACCCCTCAATGAATCCAATCCACCATCAAAGATCTTACCCATGAACTTATTAGGATCAAAGGAATCTACTTTAGCCTCAATCTTTTCTGATAATTTTGGAACAAGGTTCTGAACTCTTGTCTCTACTAATCTATTAATCTTCCGTATACCACCACCTTTAAGATCTGCTCTGATAGGCCCTATCTTCTTACCAGTACCCTTTAATATATTCTTACCCTTTATCTTTGAACCATATAAACTTTTTCTAGTTGACTTAACTGCCTTCTTCTTCTTATCACCTAAAAGAGACCCACCCTTCCGTCTGACCTTACTGGACATACGATTGGCATTCTTTCCTAACGATTTTAGTGAGGATTTAAATTTAGCCATTGGCTGCTTGTGCTTCTCGTTGTTTTTGTTTTAGGTTTTCTTCCTCGATATGTAATCTAAGAAGTCCAACATAAATGTCTCGTTCCCAAGGAGGCATATTCTCTATTTCCCATAATGAGTATTTATGGTACTGCATGAGAGCAAAGTTGATTCTGAAGTATGTCTCAAGATCAATATGAGACATACTTAACCGAAAAAATCTGTTAGACCCTCTAACTCAATGATATTCTTCTTCTTAGTATTGGGATTAACAACCTCAAGAGTATGAGTCAACTTAGGCATTGTCTCAAAGAAGTTTTCAATCTTAGCAAACTGTGAAGATGTAAGAGATTCTACCCACTCTTTCAATTCCTTCTTAGTACACTCAGAGGCAGCAAATACCTCGTCAGCATTATAAACCATATCAATGCAGGAAGCTATAATCTCAAATGATTTCTCTACTGCGTCATCATCATCCTGATTAAAGTTAGTTTCTATGAATTGACTCATTGAAGGATACTTCATCCGTACAGTATAACCATCTGCCAATTCAATATCAGGAGTATGATCCTTAGATTTAGTAACTTCTATCTCATCAATAGCAACCTCTACAGGTACTTCTGTCTTGCCATCATCTCCACATGTAACAAGAAGTTCAATCGACTCACCAACAGATTTTCCACGAATATTTAGAAAGATATATTCAATGTCAAAACTTGGTAACTGTTCGAGTTTAACTCCTTTGGTCAAAACACAATTCTTTAAAACCTGTTTAACAGCACTGGTTATCGCTTTTTGATCGTTTGTTTCGAGTGAAAGTATAAGAATCTTCTCTTCTTTAACTAGAAATGGTCGGTATTTAATAGTCTTACCACTTGAAGGTAATTCCAATTCATACTCAGCCGTAGTAATTTTTGGTAAAGGCATAATTTAGTAATTATTCGTTAATATTTAGAGGGGTTTAGTTGATGGAAGTGCCTCCGTCTGCTTCACTTAACTGTCCACCTCTAGCAGGGGTATCCTTCTGAGGTAGACCAGTATTATTGACAATATAATACCTATCATAAGAGAATTCTACAGAACATTGCAACATTTGTCCAGCTTGATAGTTTAAAGGTATATCTTGTATGGATACTGGGAAAGCATTAACAAAGTTATAACTGATTGCCTCAGGCACATAGTCTATACCCTGTTTAGCTTTTATACTACTAATATTGTGTCTACCACCTTTACCTGCACCCGTTCCCATATTTCTTTCAAACTTAGTAATTGATATATTCTTCTTATACTCCATTGGATATCTAAACCTATGATAAGCGTACTGCTCATCATTATTTGGATAACCGCCAGGAAATGCATGAGGAGATTTTATTCCATTTTGTGTAACATATAGTGGATTCATAAAGTTAATCCACTCCTGAAATAGTCTCAAAACCTTATAGTCAGCAGAAACATAAAACCCTATTTGAATATTAGTATATTGTCTCTGTGTTGCAAATCTTTCTGTTATTCCCTGTCTACTACCCTGTTCCTGAACAACTGCCATGTTAGTTCCAGGCAACATCGCCTCATTCGCTAACATCTCATACCTAATCTTATCATTACCCTCAAGAAGTCCAGCACTAGTCAACCATTGGTTTAACCCTTGGGCCGTCATCTTTTGTTCGTTATCAGTTATTGTTACTTGCTTACTATCGCCAGGAAAATTCCTTATTGGGGTGGGATTCTCCTTTGCAATATCCATCGTCACCTTAAAGAAGTTTGATAAAGAAGGGGCACCTATAGCATCCTGAAAACTCAATAATTCTTGATAAGAATCCTTATTATACATTAAGGATTGAAATCTATCCTTAGTAAAATGGTTATCATAATTATAGGGAATCTTAAAATCTACCTGATCACCTTCTTCAAGAATCTCCTCATATCCAGGCTCAAGATCAGCCGTTGTTGTCCTTGCAACTAATTCTGACTTATTGAAATAGCGGTTTTGTAGTTTGCCCATCTAAATAAAACTATGACTTCTACCATACTATGTATATGAGTTTTTATGGCTTATAAAGGGAAATTTCGTCCAAAACGACCTAAGAAGTACAAGGGTGACCCAACACAGATCATTTATAGATCACTTTGGGAAAGGAAATTCATGGAGTATTGTGATCTAACTGAAAATATCAGTCAATGGCAATCTGAAGAATTCTGGATTCCATATAAGAGTCCATTAGATAATAAAGTACACAGGTACTTCCCCGACTTCTTTATCAAATATAGAGATGCACTGGGGAAAATGAGAAATGTTGTTATTGAAGTTAAACCCGCAAAACAACTCAAAATGCCCAAGAAAAACCCCAAAAAGAGAACTAAATCATGGGCATATGAAGTTCAAACATACGTTGTTAATCAAGCAAAATTCAAAGCAGCAGAGGCCTACTGTGCTGATAGGAAGTATGAATTTAGAATCATGACCGAAAAAGAACTAGGAATATCATGATTGCAGAAGAAATCCGCCAATCAGTTGGCAAAAAGAATAGAAGTGGAGACTGGTACGTTTCTCAATTAGAAGGTGCTTTATCATCTGTACAAGAAGATAATGTAAGTCTTAATGATACACAAGGTTTTGAAATGTATGGTATGTACTTCTTTTCATATGGAGTTAAATGGCCTGAGAAGTATGAGTTTTGGGACGTTCAACCCCTAGCAGTTGTGTTGAGAATAGATCATGATGGGTGGTTAGGATGTAACTTACATTATATAAATCCCGACTATAGAGACTCAGTTGCAAATGGCTTACTAAATAAAGGTACAACTGTGCCTAAGAATAGTTTGCACAAATACCTATATTCAGGTATTGGCAACCTACATAGAGTACCTGAAACTGAAGATTGGGGTGCAATATCTCTTCTCCCCACTGAAAAATTTATGCACAACTCTGGGAGAAAATACCCTAAACACAGAGCATTTAACTGGCGAACCTAATGGCAGTAGCATACGGATCTATAAAGGTTGATTTTTCAAAAATCATCATGAACTCCGAATTTGGAGCTGAGATCTCTCTTGGTCACCAGATTCAGCAAGGTAAACCCAATGGCGAACTAGAACAGTATAAAGTATTTCACAAGACAGGCGGAAACACAACAATAAGACCAGTTGATACTGTTGGAGAATTAAAGAAAGATAGAAATCCAATATACACGAACGGTATAGTAGATCAAGCAGAAATAAGTCCATCAGTTATTAATGGAACAACAAATCAAGCTTACTTAAGTCCAGACGACCAAAAGTTAATGCATGAGGATGTTCAAACAGCAACAATAAATCATGTAAAAGCAACAGGTGAAGCTAAACAACCTTGGATGAGTCAAGCAGGTTATAGTGATGGCATTGAAGACACATATGATGATTGGCTTCAGGAGTCTGCAAGATCCCAAGAAGTTTCATCGGGTCTAGTTAGGCAAAATAATAACTTTCAAGAGAACGGTATGTATAGACTTGCATCTACCATTGCAGGTGGAGTCTTGAACAACTTAAAGAATACTGCTCAAGGTATTTACAATATGACTGGTAGGGGATTGGGTCAAGGTCAAAATGCTATGCAGCCTACAGCAGAAGCGATGTTGAATGGTGATGATATGATGTTCAAAAAAATCGTGAAATATCCTATGGATATGTCAAGTAATATGGATCACATGTTCTTCCAATGTTATGCATACCAAGCTCCATACCAAGAGGCATTTAAAGGTTCTACGGGTAGTGGGATG